CCGCGCTGGGCGCTTTCCGACGGAACACAGTACGCGCACAGCCCAGCGACGCTGGCTGCCCTCCCGGACGGCCGATTGATCCAGAACATCACCCGGGTGTTGCTGGAAGCCGGTGAGAAGCACGTGCACCCGCCGATGATCGCGGTCGAGGAGGCTATCCGGAGCGACATCTCGCTGTATGCTGGTGGCATTACCTGGGTCGATGACCGGTATGACGAGCGGCTGGGTGAGGTGCTCCGGCCGGTCACGCAAGACAAGTCCGGTCTTGGTTTCGGGATGGACCTGATTCAGGATATCCGGTCCCAGATTGCGGAGGCGTTCTACCTCAACAAATTGAACCTGCCTTCGCGAGGCGGACCGGAAATGACCGCGTACGAAGCCGGGCAGCGGGTACAGGAATTCATTCGGAATGCGTTGCCGCTCTTCGAGCCGATGGAGTACGACTACAACGGCGCGCTGTGCGATCAGACCTTCACGCTGATTCTGAAGATGTCGCCTGAAGCGCAACGCAACATTCCGAGATCGCTGCAAGGAGCAGAGACCCAGTTCACGTTCGAGAGTCCGCTGCACGAAGCCCTGGAGAAGCTCAAGGCGAACAAGCTGATGGAAGCACAGGCTATCGTCGCCTCTGCTGCCCAGCTCGATCCGAGCGTGCTCAACGCGCTCAACCTTCGTAAGGCCACCCGGGACACGTTGCGGGCCACCGTACCCGCGGCTTGGCTGCGGCCGGAGGCGGAGGAGGAACAGCTGGTCGCCAGCCAGGCCGCCGCCGCTCAAGCGGCGCAGATGTTGCAGATGGCGCAGATGGGGGCCGAAGTCAGCAAGACCGCCTCAGAGGCTGAACCCACGCTGTGACAGGAAAGACCAAACCAACCGCACCGGTGCATTTCCGGTGCGACTACGACATCAAGCACGTGCAGGCGATCAAGGCCCTGCAGCGGGGGGATGCGACCGCTCACCAGCAGAAACTCGCGCTTGACTGGATCGTGCTGGCCGCCTCCCGTGCGCACGACGTGACTTTCCTTGCCGAGAGTTCTACCGCGTCAGCCTTCCTTGAAGGCCGGCGCTTCGTTGGGCTTCAGATTCTGAAGCTCTTGGCTGCAACCATCCTACACGGAGATAAAGAGAATGCCTCCAGCTGATAACCTACCGGATACCCCAGTATCGGACGCTGGTTCGAATACCGGAACGCCGCGATCCGGCGCGGATACCGCGCTCAACGATCCTGAGAACGGGGATCCGGTCCCTCTCAAGAATTGGCCCGAGAATTGGCGCGCATTGGCTGCAGGAGACGATGAGAAGAAGCTCAAGCAGCTGGAGCGGTACGCATCGCCCGAGGCCGCCCTGAGCGCGCTATTCGCCGCGCAGGGCAAGATCCGTTCAGGGGAGTTGAAGAGCGTCTTGAAGCCGGATGCGACACCGGAAGAACTTACGGCGTGGCGGGTGGAGAACGGAATCCCCGAGAGCCCCGACAAGTACGACCTCGATCTGGGCGAGGGCGTGGTCCTTGGGGAGGAAGACAAGCCCCTGGTCGATGAACTGCTCAAGACCGCGCATGAAGCTAATGTCCATCCAACCCAGCTCAAGTCGATCCTGAAGTGGGCGCTGGCCAAGAATCAAGCGATTGCCGAGACGACAGCGGAGCAGGATCTCGAAGTGCGGGAGGCTACAGTCGAGACCCTTCGGGGAGAATGGGGGCAGGACTACAAACGCAACATCCGGCTAGCGCGTGGGGTGCTCTCCTCAATTCCCGGGATACCTGAGGGGTTCCCCGAGATGTTCATGGCCGCCAGGGATCCGAATGGGGTCGCGCTGGGGAACAACGCCGACGTTCTTCGGTGGCTGACCGGGATTGCGTTGACGGTCAACCCGGATGCGACTATCGCGCCGGCTAAGGGCAGCAGCCAGATGCAGAGCCTTGAAGAGGAAGCGGCCGGGTTGCGCAAGCTGATGGGGGATCACGCCAGCGAATACTGGCGCGGACCGCTCGCGGCCAAGCGGCAGGCCCGCTACCGGGAGATCGTTGGTTTGCTGCAAAAAGCGAAGTAGTTGACACGCATACCCGTTCAGGGTAAAAACTACCCTGAACGCAGCGGCCCCAGACGGGCACGGCCGGACCCTCGACAGAGGACACCCCGGCCCAACCAGTTTTGGCCACCCCGTGATGCGCGATGACACGCATTTTCGGAGAGGGCCAAAATGGCAGACACCGCATTCCAAACGATGTACCGCGACGAATTCATCGCGGGCTTCGAGCAACGGCAGAGTCTCGTGCGCAACACGGTGACGACTGAAGTCGATGTTCGAGGCAACACGGCTACCTTCCTGGTAGCCGATTCGGGTTCCGCAACCGCGGTGACCCGTGGGGTTAATGGTTTGATCTCGGCGCGGGCGGACAACCTGTCTCAACCGCAAGCAACCCTGCAAGAGTGGCACGATCTGGTCCGTCGGACCGGGTTCAATCTGTACGCCTCTCAGGGCGACGGCCGCCGCATCATGCAGGAAACGACGATGGCGGTTCTCAACCGAAAGGTCGACGCCGACATCATCGCCCAACTGGAGACCGGTACGCTGGACACCGGCACGGCGAGCAACATGTCGCTGTCGCTGGTCATGTACGCGCTGGCGATCCTGGGCAACAACGCGGTTCCTCTGGATGGGAACGTCTCGGGGCTGATTACTCCGGCGGCCTATGCATACCTCATGCAGACCAAGGAATTCGCCAGTGCGGATTACGTGAGCAACAAGCCGTTCACGTCTACCCTCACGATGTTCCGGTGGGCGGGGATCAATTTCATCGTCCATCCGAATTTGACAGGCAAGGGGACCGCGGCTGAAAAGTGCCTGATCTACCACAAGTCGGCTATCGGACATGCCTGTGACATGGGCTCGATCTCCACTGCGGTCGGGTATGACGAGGAGCAGGACTACTCGTTCGCGCGGGCATCCGCCTACATGGGTTCGAAACTGCTGCAAAACGCTGGGGTTGTCGTGGTGAATCACGACGGTTCGGCGTACGCGGCTCAGTAAGGAGGTCACCAATGGCTTACACGACCGCAACTTTCAACGTGCTCATTCCGGGCATCGGTGGTGCTCCAACGCTGTGGAGCTACACCAACACGGACGCTCATGGCACCGTTTCCGGCGCCGGGTACTTCACGGATGGAGCGTCAAAAGGCCTCAAGGCCAACGACATCGTCATTGTGGTGGACACGGACTCTAACCAGTGCACCATCCACAAGGCGACCGGTGTGGACACTATCGCAGCCGCCACGCTCTCCTGATTCTGGGGGTGTATCATTCGGGGTGTCCTGCTAGCGCGGGGCACCCCTTTTTTCCTTCGGAGAACGAGAAATGGTCAAGCTGCTAAAGCACAACCTGCGTCAGGCTGAAAGTGTCCGCCGTTGCCTGAATATCCTGCTGCCGGAAGGCACCACGGTTGAGGATCTGCTGAATCCGAGTGCATGGTCGCATGTCGCGCACGAGGTCACGGCCGGAGATCGCATCGAAGTCAAGACGGGGGATGGGTCGGAGTTCGCAGACCTTTATATCCGGTCTGTCTCGGTTCTCGGGGTCCACGCCGCAATCCTGGCGCACTATCGATTCAACACCGATGAGAAGCGCACGCCGGCCATGGCTGCGGGCGAGTTCACGGTCAAATGGCGCGGCGCGGCCGGATGGAGCGTCCTCCGCAGCGACGACAACAAGGTCATGTTCGAAGGCGGCAAGAGCAGGGGCGATGCTGATCGCTGGCTTGCTACGCAGCTTGAACTGGTATGACCACTCAGCTCGGGATTTACAACTCCGTTCTGATGGAGCTGGGAGAGCGCGCGCTTTCTTCGCTGTCGGAAGATCAGCCTGTCCGGTACTGGCTGGATGAGGCCTGGGACGGCAACGTAACGGCGGTCGATTACTGTCTCGGGCAGGGGCAGTGGAAATTCGCCAAACGGGCGTCCCAGCTTGGTGCGGAAGCTTCTGCCACTCCATCTTTCGGATTCAAATACACCTTCCTGATTCCGAGCGACCTGATCCGTACCGCGGCTCTCTGCTCGGACGAACGGCTGGCCGTCCCCCTGTTGAACTATGCGCAGGAAGCGGGCTACTGGTTCACGGACATCGATCCTCTGTACGTGGCCTATATCAGCAACGACGTGAACTACGGCGGGGACATGGACCGCTGGCCGGCGGAGTTCGTTCGGTTCATCGAGGCCTATCTGGCCGGTAAGATCGTCATTCGTCTGACCGAGGACCGCGAAACCTGGAAACGGGTCAAGGCTCTCGAAGGCCAGTTCCTGCGGGAGGCACGTTCGCGTGACGCGCTGGAAGGGCCGACAGTGTTTCCCCCTGAGGGGTCTTGGGTCGCAGCCCGTCTGACCGGCGGGCGGGACCGGGATCGGGGCAGTCGCAGCAAGTTGATCGGATGAGGGCCGCCAGCGTCTTGTATGCGTTCAACCGAGGGGTGATATCCCCCCTCGGATTGGCGCGGGTGGACATCAAACGGACGGCGCTTTCGGCCGAGATCCAGACCAACTACATCCCCCGGACACTGGGTAGCATGATGTTGCGCCCCGGGTCTACGTACCTGGGGGGATCCAAGGACGACGACCTCGCGGTTTACCTGCCGTTCATCTTCTCGAATTCCGACACCGCGAAGCTGGAGCTGACAGACAGCAATCTACGGGTGTGGATCAATGGCGCTGTCATCTCTCGCCCTTCTGTCTCTTCCGCCGTGACGAACGGCACTTTCGATTCGAATGTCACCGGCTGGACAGACAACGACGAGAGTGGCGCGGTCAGTGAGTGGGTCACTGGAGGGTACCTGGGGCTCACCGGTACCGGACCGAATTTCGCTATTCGGGACCAGCAGGTAACCGTCTCTGGTGGGGATCAGGGCGTAGAGCATGCGCTTCGCATTGTGATCGCGCGCGGTCCTGTTCTTCTTCGGGTGGGCAGTAGCGCAGGGGGCGATCAGTACATCAGCGAGACCGCTCTCGGGACGGGGACGCATTCTCTCGCTTTCACCCCTACAGGGAACTTCCACATCCGGTTCAGTGCGAGCCGCAAGTACCGCGCCCTTGTAGACTCATGTACGGTGGAGGCCTCCGGAGTTCTCGTGCTGCCCACTCCGTGGTTGGAGGCAGACTTGTACCGTGTCCGGTACGATCAGTCCGCAGACGTGCTTTTCTGCGCGTGCTACGGGTACCAGCCACGCCGCATAGAACGACGGGATACCCGTTCCTGGTCTGTCGTTTTGTACGAAGCAGAGGACGGTCCTTTCCGGGATCCCAACCTCACGCCCATTACGGTGGCTTCGAGCGCCTTGTCAGGTGACGTCACCCTCACAGCGAGCGATCCGATTTTCAAGAGTACGAGTGTCGGGGGTCTGTTTCGGATCACGTCTGACGGACAGGAAGTGAGCCAGGACTTTACTGGCACCGGACAGTCGAGCGGCACGGTGAAAGTTACCGGTGTCGGCACCAATCGCACGATCACGGTTACGATCACCGGAACCTTCGTCGGAACGATCAAGGTGGAGCGGTCGTTCGACAGTGAGGACGGTCCCTGGATCGACGTTCCGGGCTGGGTCTACACCGCGCCTGTTACGGGAAGTGCGGCGGACGGGTTCGACAATTCCACGGTATGGTATCGGTATACGACGACGGCATGGACTTCCGGAACCGCGACCGCGAAATTGTCCTTCCCTTTGGGGTCGATCACCGGTACCGCGCGCATCACTGGTTTCACGTCCGAGACCTCAGTGTCCGCCATCGTTCTGGAGGATTTCGGCGGTACGGTGGGGGCGGTCGACTGGGAAGAGGGTTCCTGGTCGGATCGAAGAGGCTGGCCGTCTTCGACGCGACTTCACGACGGTCGCCTGTGGTTCTTCGGGAAGAACCAGATCCACGGTTCGGTCTCCGACGCGTTCACCTCATATGACGACAAGATCGAGGGCGATTCAGGACCGATCAAGCGCACCATCGGTTCCGGGCCGGTGGACCGGCTCACGTGGGCCTTGTCTCTCGCGCAGCTCATCGCTGGCGGGGAGGGGGCCGAATACGTGGCAAGAGCTTCGTCTCTCGATGAACCGCTCACGCCCACTCAGTTTTCACTCAAGTCTGTTTCGACCCAGGGCAGTTCAGAGGTCGACGCCATAAAGGTCGACCAGTCCGGCATTTTCGTTCAGCGTTCCGGTAGCCGGATTTATGAGATCACTCTAGACAGCGGGCTCGCCAACTACCAGACGAGCGATTTAACTGCGCTGGCACCCGAGATCACGCAGCCTGGCATCGTGCAGCTAGCGGTGCAACGTCAACCGGACACGCGCATTCATGCAGTCCGAAGCGACGGAAAAGTAGCGATTCTCCTGTTCGACAAGGTCGAGAAGGTTACCTGCTGGGTGCTGTACGAAACCGACGGGGCGGTAGAGAGCGCCGTAATTCTCCCAGGTGACGAGGAGGATCAGGTCTACTATTCGGTCCGCCGGGGTACGAAGCGATACCTCGAAAAATGGGCCAAGGAGACTGAAGCGGTGGGCGGCGCGGTGAACAAGATCGCGGACTGCGGCTTCGAGTACTCGGGCGCTTCGACCAGCACGATCACCGGGCTCGGACACCTTGAAGACAAAACGGTTTGCGTGTGGGGTAACTCGAAATCGCTGGGGACATACACCGTGGACAGCGGATCGATCACGTTGTCGGCGGCTGTCACCTGGGCCTGGGTGGGTTTGCCATACACTGCGACGTTCAAGTCCAGTAGGCTGGCGTTCGCGATGGATGAGATCACCCTCGGGCAATCGAAACGTCTGTCCGGGGTCGGGTTGGTGCTCCGCAGTACGGATTCCAAAGGTGTCCGGCACGGGCAGGATCTTGATCACCTTACTGCTCTGCCTGATATTCTTGAAGGGACAACGATTCCGGACGGCACCCTTCTAGCGGAGTACGAGGACGCGGTATTCCCTGTAAACGGCCACTGGACATCGGATTGCCGGGTGTGCTTGCAGTCTGCTGCCCCCCGTCCGTGCACTGTCCTTGCGGTCATCGTACACGGAGCCGCGAATCGTGATTGAGTTCCGGCTGTCTCGTCCCGGGGACTACGAGGCCATTGCGGGGGAGGAGCCACCCTATACCGTGCGCGCCATGACGGTAACTGTGGACGGTGAACCGACGGCTATCTATGGTTTCTACGAGGCGGACGGTTTCCGATTCCTGTTCTCCGAGATCCGGTCGGATTGGGAGCGCGATTCGGCGGTCTTGCGTCGGGCTTACCGACATGGCCGTGGTATGCTGTTGGGGTGCACCGGACCAATCTTCGCCATCCGAAACACGGACGAACCGACCGCGGCCCGGGTTCTTGAGCACCTAGGGTTTCAGGCTATCGGGGAGCAGTCTTCGGGGATTCCGTTTTATGTGAGGATGCCAAAATGACCTTCCTGGTTCCAATGATTGCTTCCGTGGTAGGGGCCAGCGCGGCGACTGCAGGAACGCTGGGAACGATAGCCTCAGCGGCCAGTGCGGCTTTCACCGTACTTGGGGGGATCACGTCCTACCAGGGGCAAAGACGCGCTGCCAAACAGGCAGAGATGGTCGGGGCGGCGCATGACGCTCAGTTACGGCAGCAGGCGCAGCAGGAAGAAGCCGTCGGCCAGATCAAGGCGCAGGAAGCCCGCCGCAAGGCAGAGATCCTGATGTCCCGTGCCCTCGCGGTGTCCGCTGCCTCAGGTGCAGGGACCGAGGGGATCAATTCCCTCATGGCAGGCTTGGTAGAGGAGGGTGAGCGGGAAGCGGGGTATGCGAAGTACAGTGCAGGAGAGCGTGCTGCTGGACTTCGATACCGGGGGGCTATCGCGCGGTACGAGGGGAAGGCGACCGCTGCGGAGTACCGATCCGCCGCCGCTGGTACTTTGCTGGGATCGTTCGCTCAGGCGGCTGATACGTTGGCTTCGCGGTTCGCACCATCAGAGCCGCCCAAGACGACTCCGGCTCCGGATAAGTACGACACGCATCCGGCATGGATCGGGGTTGAGGACTATCTATAATGCCCAAGATCCCCGCCCCATACGAGTACCCGAGAACCGTACCGGATGCGTCCCGTCCGTTCACTGCTATCGACTTGCCCTCGCCTTTTGGGGCAGCGGCTGTTGCTCGTGGTCTGACCGCTCTGGGGGCCACGTTCGCAGCGGAGGCCGAGCGCCTTGATGAGACCATCGCAGAGGACAACATCTCCAAGGTGCGGGAGAAACGGGCGGAACTCACCCACAATCCAGACACGGGTTTCACGCGCCTGAAAGGGGGCGCGGTGGCCAACAGGCCTCTGCTCACCGAATACGGAGACGCGTTCGACCGCGAGGTCGAAGCGATCTCCAGTAGCGCCAACATGTCGCCCAAGGTGCGAGCGGCGTTCAATGCGCGGGTGGCGCAGGAACGCACCGGTTTCCGCGTGGATCTCATGCGTCATATCGGACAGCAGACCGAGGAATACCACGTGACCGAGTTCGAGCGGGGGCTCAAGCTGGATGCCGGCGAATCCGCCATGTCGAGCGCGAACCTCCGGGCAGGAGTGGCGAAAGGGAGGGAGCGGATCGAACGCGAGATCGTGCGACGGGGCCTCACAGGAGACTCTGCCAAGGGGTTTCGCCAGGATTCCCTTGGCATGGTCCATGCCGCTGCTATCGGAGGGATGCTTCAGAGAGGGGATTCGAGCGGGGCGAACGGGTATTTTCAGGCCTTGCGGGAAGAAGATCTGCCGGTAGACCTGCGGCTCAAGCTGGAATCCACCTTGAAGGAGAAGAGTGCCTGGATCCTTGCCAATACAGCCGAGGACGATGCACGCGCGCTTCATACCGCCGGCAAATCCGAGGAGGAAATCAATCAGATCATGCAGGAGCGGTTCAAGGACGACGAGAAGGCGTACGCGAACTTCAAAGCCCTTTGGCATAACACCCTGCAGGATATCAAGGTGCGTGACGCGGAGACCGCCGGGCAGATCATGCTCCCGTTCTATGCGCAGCCCACCGAGCGGGCGATGACTCAGATCACGTCGAGCGACTCGTTCATCGGGTTGCCGGCGACGACGAAGGCCACCCTGACAAACCAGATGCGAACGATTCTCAACACGGAAAGATCGCGTAATCGGGCAGAGGCCAACGCGGCACAGTCGATGTACTGGCATTCGCCGGAGTACTACGCCCGGTACGATGCGATCCGACGGGATCCGACTTTCATAGACATGTCGGTCGAGCAGATGGCCGGACAGCTCCGAGGCGGCGGACCGTTACTTACCGCGCTCCGTGCAGAGCAGGATCAGATCAAGAAGGGCGTCGAGACGTACGAGATCCCGCAGGCGGTGATCAACAGCTTCATTCCGGACCGTGCCAAGAAACCGCAGGCGGACGCGTTCAAGGGTATCGTCGCCATGGAATTGCACGGGTGGAAGACTCTGCACCCAGGCAAGGTGCCTAGCAACGAGGATGTCGCGGGCATCATGCGAACCGCTCAGGCGCAATGGGTCTCGCTGGATTCGATGTTCTACACCGAGGTTCCCGCGTCCAAGGTTCCTCGTGACGAGGCGGAACGCGTCGAAGGACGCTACGTTCCGAAGTGGTTCTTCGAATCCATGAAGACCGCGCCGTTCGCGCAGCGGGAGCGGTGGGCGCTGTTCGGAAAGAACACCCTAGTTCCGGATGAAGAAGTCATTTGGCGGCAGTGGAAAGCGATGTCCGGAGTTCCAGAGACCTTCATCCGCAAGTCCTTGGCGGAAGCGGAGAAGCGGGGCCGTACGGACATTACGCCGGAGAAGATCAAAGAACGTTGGGATGCGATGGAAGCCGCTGCGAAGAAACGCCGATGAAAGAATTCGACTTCGATGAGATTTACGGTCCGGCCCCTGGCAGTGCGACTGCACCTGCACCCGCGCTGGCAAACGACTTCGATTTCGAGCAGATCTATGGGTCCGCTCCATCAGCGAGTCCGGTAGACCGTGCACGTGCACAGGCCGCGCTCAACGCAGGCTCCAGCATTGCGCCCGACGAGATGGCGGAGCGGATCAAGATCTCCCGACGGTTGGAATCGGCGACCGGGGAGGTTATTCCACCGGCATTCATCGACATCAAGCGGGACACCGAGAGGCTGCAAGGCATTGCGAACGCCTCAGTGCTGGCGCAATCCCCTGCACTGACCCAGTATCTGGCCGACAAGAAGCGTGCTGACATCTCGCGGGACGATGTCCCCACCCTGGCCGAAACCGAATCCGCGTTGGCCTCGGCGGAGAAACTGATTGGCAAGAGCCTATCGCTGTTCGGGTCGTCCATGCGTCGCGGGTCATCGGGGCTCTGGAGTGCGCTGTCCAGTGTCGCGGACGTGTTGTCCGCAACTGTCTCCCCTGTCATCGGAGAGGCCAATGCCTTTACCGGAGCGGCGCAACAGGCCCGCCGGTTCGCCAAGACCGAAGAGCAGACAGCGAACGAGATCGTGGACTACTGGTGGGGCAAGGACCGAGGCTATATCGGAAGCCAGCTGCTGGCGGGTGGCGAGAGTGCCATCAATACCCTGTCATTGATCGGCGTGTTGCAAGGCAAGCTGCCGGGACCGGCAGGGATGGCGACAACCGCCGCAGTAGGTCCGCTGGCGCAGCTTCTGGGAGCAGCCTCAGAAGTCGAGTTGAAACAGATGCTCCCGTTCATGGTCCAGCAGTACGGGCACACGTACAGCCGGATGCAGGACGAAGACGTGCCGTTGTGGAGCGCGATAGGCAATGCGGCGTTCCAGGGGCTGGTGGAGGGCTGGACTGAACGGCTCGGGTTCGCCCCCCTCATCCGGGGATTGAAGGTCGGAGCGCCCGCAACGAAGATGCTGTTCGAGACGATAGTGGCCGAGAACCTGGAAGAACAGGTCGCGA